AAGTCCAACAGCCTCTGTGCTTCTAATTCTTCCGGTGTCATTTGAGCCTCGACTAATGTTATAGAATTCAGTGAAGTAATTTAAAACTAAATCAATACCATCTAACTTACATTTTACTCTCCAACAATTATCTGGATCACGTTGGACTTGGAGTTCCGCTAGGCAGGAGTTGCGTTGGGCTTGGAGGAGTTTGAGTATTATTGACCAATGGCTGGTTTTGGCTAGCTCCACTAACTCCTGCTGGTCCTCCTTGTCTAAATATTGATTCATCTAAGAGTATTCGATTAAGGTTTTGAATATCAAATGTCTCAAGTAATTGGTGCATTAACTCTGTCCCGCCAAGCATACCTTGCTTCACGATCGCACCAATGAGTGTTGGATCTTGATTCATTTGAGCTAGTTGAAGTATACCACTCACATATTGTTGATAGGCTCCTGTTACTTGTGTTAAGTTTTGACGATCTAACATCTTGTTATCTAACTGACCCGCCGCTTTCAAGTCGATTAACATTCCAGCCCTAATACTTGTTTGTGGCAGAGTGAAGAATGTTTTAACTAAATCTCCGCCATTAATCCGCTCGAAAAATTCAATGTTACTCGGACCGAATTGTTGAATGTTACAAGCTACATCAACAAAACTTTCGCTTAGCCACTCTCGGATATTTTCAAAAATAAATCCAAACTTCTTATTTCCCTCCTGCACTCGACTTAACACATCTGAAGCTGTGCCTGGAGTACCAACGGCGGGTTGACCAAGAGTTAATTCATTAACCCCAAGTCTTTGTTGTGCATAGTTAAGTGTGGATTGTTCACTGTTATATGCACTTGGATAGATTTCTCCCATTTGGAAAGTTTCAATCTGATCCATTGAGTCAAGGAACCACATCTTACCTGGGAAGATAGGTTCATCTGGGGAATAACCGGCTTGCTTCTGAATCTTAAACATACGGATATTAGCTAGTGTTGCATTATCTAGCTGTAACCGATGCCGCATTGTTATTTCTTCTTGGAACATCAAGCTTTGCTTAATGATTCCTAGACCCCGCCAGCGATGTTCAATCGGTGTGTATATTCCTATACGATACGGTCTGTGTAAGTCGTCATACCAATTATAACGAGCGCCCATAAGAGTATCAGAGTCAGGATGGTAATAAACTACTAACTCTTTAACTCTCCCTTTAGGATCACGGTCGATATTATAACTGATCCAAAGCTCTACCCAATTAATACGACCCGGTAAAACTGGTTGTGTGTGTTCTAATTCTTCTTGTGAAACTTGAAAGTCATTAGATGCAAGAGGTGAATTGATATTTGTTAAGAAAGCTTTGATTGTATCAAAAGTTCCTTTATCAAACAATCCACTGTACTCCATCATTTGAAGATCATATGGAGTGCTTGTATGTACTTCCCCACACCAACTTGCAGTTTGCGGATCAGATGCAGCATATGGCATAATGAAATTAGCCAGCGGGCAAGCATCAAGAGTTGCACCTTGGCGGGTAATTACATCAAACTCTTGCTCTGAATTACCAATAGTACGAACTGCACGCTTTACGATCTTTATAAAACCTGATTTAAGGATTCCTGTACCAAACTTCTCAAGTTCTAAAAGTCCGTCGTTAATTGGTTTACGAACTTTGATTCCCTTGCGTAATTCTAAATCAAGATACCTCTCCAACGGACGCTCTGTTTCTGAATAATCATCAGACATAGCTTGGCCAGATACTAACTGGTTAAGTCCAAAGATAGTTTGCATATTCCTTGCATGCACGGCTTCAACTGCTATTGCACCGAGCGGGATAATTACATTAGAACTTCCACGAAATGGTTCTTGAATTGCAATCTCTGGAGGTTCTGCCCAATATGCGTGTTGTTGAGAAATAAGATCATCTTGGAATCTTGAATCTTCCATCTTATGTCGGACAAGTTCATCCCGAATATAACCCTTAAACTCTGCTTCTGTTTGTGGGTCAAGTTTTAATAACCGTGGATAATCCATTATGTGTCTTATGGTAAGTCTTATGACAAGAGCGACATAAGAGAATTAAATTTACAAAATCTAACATATATTCTGGATAGGCAAAGATCGTTAAGATGTGGTGTACATCTCTTGCCCTTTTATGACACAGAACACATTCAGATTTGTATTTCTTGAGGACTCGCTGTCTTAAGTTTTTCCACTTTGTGCTGGAGTAAAATGCAGAACGAAGTTTGTAATAATGTCGCCACCACTTTGCATCTCGTGGGAATTTAGATTTGAGCTGGATAAGTTGTTTCTGAATCTCTAGGGCTGTCATGAGTTTGGAGATGTGTCCCGCCAGTAGTTAGGGCTAAATCAAATCTAGCAGGCTAACCAATAGCAAACTGGCGGGACGTATACATTTACTTACCCTTACCGAAGAACTTGGCTTGCTTTGCATCCATTGGTTTCTTAACTGGTGACTTAGCACTTGCCATTTGTTTCTTAGAACCGATAGCGCCGACCTTCTTGACTGGCTTTTTTGCCATTTTAACTTCTCCGCACTATTGCTGCATTAGCAAAGAATCGACATTCATCGAGCTTTGTAATTGCAAGTGACTTTTCACGAGAATCTGGACAGAGTTCATTGATAACATTTCCAACTTCAGACCAGAGTTTAGTCAATTTATCAAACTTATCTCGATGATCTTGATTTGGTGCAGTATACTTAAAGATTATATCTAGTTCACTTTGTAACATTTGACTAGGGTTTAGGAGTTAGATTTTCAACAGTTTTAAGTTTTGCCTTTTGAGCTACTGCTGGTGCTACGAGAATTGGACTTGCAACATCACCTGGATTTACATGTCGATCTATAACTCTGTGCGTAATACTGTATACTACAATTACAACTGCAGCCGTAATACTAGCCTGTGTGGCGGGATCAATAACTATATTTAACTTAGTCGATAAATATCCTGCTACCCCGCCGATCAAACTACCAATGATCCTACTTAGGAAAGGTTGAATATCCATTATTCTTCTTCGCTCGGGTTAATTGTTTCTTCGATAGCAAATGTAGCACCAGCGAGTTGATCTAAACCATTTTGAAGGAAAGCCATACGCATTAACAAGAAGCCTTCATTAAAACTGAATCCTTGCTCTTTAAAGTATTCTTGATAAATTTCTTTGTAAGCTTCCATTGATGCAGTAATATCATCTTTAAATTCTGCCATTCTTAATTCTTGTACATCTGTATCATTAAGATCTTCATCCATAAATCACCTTGGAATATCCAGTCATATTACTCCTTTGAGACAACCGCTCTTCCTCTGACCTGCGGAGTTTAGCATAGAAATCTTGATCAATACCTGGCATCATTACTTCAGGAAGATAAGCAAGTGCATCGAGCGTATGGTATGATTTGATATTACCAAACTTATGAATCTGATAAATCAAATCTGAATACTTACCAGTCCGATCTTGATTCTTAGAGTACCGAAATGAATTAAAGAGTAATTGACCTCCAGATAAATAAGGACTTAAACCTAGAACCCGCAGAGGTTTAGTTACTTCCTTTGTTTTAACTGGAAGTATGTTGAAGCGAACTCCTCTCACTTTAAATTCAACTTCGAGCCAATGGCGAAAGAGTTCAGAAAACAAAACTTCTTCAATACAAAGTGCTCGAAAGCGATACTTAGCATAGAGTTGGAAGAATTTCTCTACTGCTTCTGGCGGAGTAAGTGCTTCTTCACGACTTTCTAGGACGAAATTTCTTTTAGCATAATCAGTACCAACAATATCATACCCAGAAAGTCCAGTGACTGCGGGATCCCAGAGTAGGACAGTATTTAAATCATCAAGTGAAATCCGCTTACGAAGATGTGGTTCAGGATTAAGTGGACTAATCATACGCTCGCCTTCCCACTTAAACCATCTAATCCAACTCGGATCGAATTTTGTATTACCACCTTCTGGATCATTCATGTACTGTGCTGCGTACACAATGCTATTCTTCTTCAGAATTTCAAGATCTTTCGCCGAGACTTCTTCAGGAAAGATAGAAGTAAGTTGACCTTCAGAATCTTTCTCCTCCATTGCCCGCCGATATATCTTTAACTGATCCCCATATCGTTCCTCGATATGTTCATAAACATCATTTGGCCCATAACGAGTTCCCGCAATCTCTAAAACTCCAGTCGAAAGCCGAACAAAGAAACTCTGCACATTGTCCACCCAAACCTTTGCTTCTTCCATTTGAGTTTCAGAGTCTCTTGCTTTCTTACCAATGATATCATCAAGTACTATTCGATCAACGTGCACACCCTGTTTAGAGCTTGTGATACCCATTGCAGAAACTGTTGCTTCATTCCAAATCTTAGTATGTGGAATTTCTAATTCGGAGCTGTTGATCTTATGTTTCTTAGCTTGTGGGACACACTCAGGAAACAAAGCCATCAGAAGCTCGTTACTCATAAAATGGCGGGCTATACTGAACAAGTATCCCTGTGCCATCTTATCAACTTCATGT